GTTTTGCTGCATTAGAACCCAATGCAGTGGAAACATTCATTCCTGTATTAAAAGTATCTTCAAAGGCTGTTCCAATATTTTGACCTGTTGTTACTATATTTCCCCCTGCTTTTTTATACTGATTTATAACTGCTTCCCCTTCATCTTTAACATCTGAAGCATAGTCTCTTATACCTTTAGTAGGATCTTTAACAAAGTCTTCAACTTGTTGTAAGACAGAATGTGCATCAGATCCTTTATAAGTATCCTCTATTCCACTGAGAGTCCCTTTTACTGCATTTTCTAGATTAAAATCACCTGTTAAGAGCTTTTGACCTTCTTGCTTTATTTGTGTGATTGCTTTTTGTCCTTCTTTTTGAACATTCTCCAAACCTATGTTTAGAGTTGAACCTTTATAGGCGGTATCAATATTTTCCTTTAGTTCTTCAAATCCCCTCACCGACATCTTTTTTAACCTTTTCTGTGAATTGACTGATACTTCCCAGATCAACCTTGGTATCTCCTAATGGATTTGTATTTATTTGGGGATCTGTAATATCAGTATTTTCGATGTTTTCTGTGAGTTCTCCAAATTCTGTTTTAACCTTTTCTGTAAGTTGACTAACACTTCCTAGATCAACTTTAGGCACTGTAATTTTTTTAGCATCTTCTATATATTTAGAAAGAAAATTTTTTACAAATGCTCCATGTGCTGTTGCATCAAATTGGTCCTGGAGTAAATCTGTACTAACTTTTGGTGGTTTATTACCAAATGGTTTTGTATTGAGACTATGCCCACCTGATAAGTCCTGTTCAGTGTTAAGGCTATGCCCACCTGATAAGTCTGCTTTTGTTAAGTCTTGGTCAGTGTTGAGACTATGCCCACCTGATAAATCTGTAGCAGTAACCTTTTTTTTAATAGTTTCTGTAATTTGACTAAGACTCCCCAGATCAACATTAGGTAAACTAATACCCCCAGAAAGACCACCTAACCTTTTCAAAGCTAACTTATCTTTATCAGATAATGTGGAAGTAGGCTTAGGCTTAGGCTTAGTTCCAGCATCCTTTGGTGCAGACTGAGCAATGGTAGTCTTAGGTGGTTTAGCCGTAGTGGTCTTAGGTGGCCCTACTGGTTTACTATCCCAGTCACCCTCATGTGATGTGACATAAGTCTGTAAATTATCTCCCCATAAATCTTTCTTCGCTGCATCTTTATGTGTTTTCAGAAAAGCCTGTAAATTAAATGCCATATATTCCTTTATTCTTAAGCAGCAAAGTATTGGTATTCGTGATCTTGAGTACCTATAGCAAATTCCATTTTAGGAATTTCCTTATGAATGGTTGCATAGCGTAAAGACATAACGGCATATCTTGTTGCAGACATGATATCGTCACGTTCTTTGATGATCTTTCCTTCTTTACGATGGTACATTCTCATTTCTGCGAACCAGTCGGAAAGATGTTCAAAGACTTTAAACCTGCCCGACTGCATTCTTTGAAGGATATCCATAATACCTGGCTCAACAGAAAAACCCCCGTCAGGATTGCTGAAATGAGAACCAAGCATATTAACACCAAGCCTCCGATACTGTTGAGCAAGAGGTTCACCAGATCCTTTATCGTGTTGCATACCATCATGAGGCCATGCACAAGGAATATAAGCACCTTTAGACTTAATCGAATGGGCATGAGTAACAGGTGTTTCAGCCCTAATAGAATAGGTGTCGTAAACATAAGCCGTATCCGTTTCTCTGTCCCATGCAACCCATACACATGCAAATGGGTGATCCCATCCGAAATCGACTGCACAGATTCTGGGCCAGTATTCTGGAATTGGAAATGAAGGTATCTTGATAGCATCTTCGTCAATTGGGTAAACCAATCCTGAACCAAGAAGAGGAATCCCTTTTGATCGCATATTTCTTTCATGCGGTGGAAGGGCAGCAAGGATTTCATTTCTGGTATCTATGTCTAAGTGTGGTGCATCATCCCATGTTGCATGATAAAGCTGTTGTCCTGGTTTAAGATCATTCATGAATTGGGCAACCGTATTAGTCATGCCTTTTTCAGGAGTGAATGTCATGAATATCAAGCCTTGGGTTTTTAAAGTCGCTCTTAAACCTTGAGAATAGATATCTTGAGGAGGTTCTTCGTCTAACCAGACAATATCGACTGCTTTACCCATCCATTGTTCTTTTCCTTGTTCGTAGGATTTGAACCAGATTTTAGAATTCTTTCCTGACTTATGTTTGACTGTAACTGCAGAAATAGCGTTAGGGATGCCTGGAAGCCTGTCTGTGTGAATTATTCTATCTTTCGGTATCAACCCCTTACCCCAATCTTCCAAGTCTCCTGGCTCCCCTAGAAGCTCTGCCTGGACTATATCCCTTGTATTGGCAGTTGTATTACCTGCTGCCCAAACCTTAACTGGAGTATCAAATCTATGACCTTCCCACCAATCGGGATAGTCTCCTAAAACGTGGATTGCTAATTCTGCTGCACCGCAATAGGTTTTTCCTACTTTGTTTGCTGCCATCAAGAGCCTTTGTTTAGCTCTTTTCTTACCCATATCTCTTGCTTTATGAAACTCCACTTGGTAGCCGTAGGGGTCATAATCGTAAATCCGATTTGTGGATCTACGTTCTGTTATTTCTGTTAAAATGCCTACGGCTTTTTCTAAATCACTCATTCTAAGATTTTTTGTCCTGAAACTTCTGCACCAAGTCCTGCAAAGTCTTGCTTTTTACCTCCACCTTTGAATTTCTTCTTATATTCAACCTGTTTTCCTTTAACAAACTTTGATAACTCATGTGTTCCTGACTCAAACTTGGATCTTCTGATAGAACGCTCCATAACTTCAGGATCTACTCCAAATGAAGATGCTCTATCCCACATAATTCCTTGTTTTGACGAAACATTAGTCTTTTGAGGTTGCTTCTTTACTAATTTATCTTTGTTAGGAACCTGATCTGGTCTTAATCCTGCTGTTTTGTTTGATTCTACTTCAAACTGTTTGTTATAAACATCTTGTGTATCAATGTTAGACCGTTCTCTTGCTCCTCTTGTATGTCCTGCATTTGTTAATTCAACAATCTTGTTCTCTTTGATGATGTCTTGACTGATTCTGTTCCTGATTCCTTGAATAAACTTATCCTTCTGTACACTAGGTGGTGCTTTACTCTCAATCTGTAACCAGACTTCTCGCATTGCTGTATGAGTGATCTTTGCTAAAGGTTTCTTACTCTTAGATTCCTTTAATGCACGTTCCCCCATATCCCTTAATGCATTTACAAACTCCTTCTTATTCGAATTACCGCTTAATTTTGCATCATTCAATGCCTGATACACATATCTTGCTAAATTAAGCGACTTACTGCGGTCTGAAACTCCAAGCTTCTGTATCCTGTTTGCTAGTTCTGGTACTTTTGCTGCCCAAGGTTCCATATTCAGTGGTCGGAGAGGTAAGGCCAGAGGAAGTAACCCTACCCCTCCTTAGATCAGCAGCTTCCTTGAGCCAACTGATCAGTTAAGAGTGTCTGATAACTCATGCTTCTCCAGTTTGTTGTCAATCCATCCAGATTCTTCCAATTTAGCAGGATTAGCATTAGTAGCCTTTGATACAGGTTTTTTATTAAGTAGTAAGTTGGCTTTATCTCTGCCTACTAAACTCACTAATTCTGCTTCTAACTCTGGTACTGTCTTCTTGTCCTCTTCAATTGTTAATTTATCTGTTGCCTTAAAACCTGCTCGATCCATTAAATCCTTTGCACACTGAAACTTGACAGTATCTGAAAGTGAATCTGACATTAATTCCTTCATTGCCTTAAATGCATTCGGTGTGTGATCTACAAACTTCTCTTGCATCCTTTTCTGAATCTGGGAACCTAACTGCCTTTTTAAATTACATGCCTGATTACTGATGTATTTACCTTCCTTGTAACCTGCATCTAAGGCTGCTCTACGGGCATCTCCATGCTCGCAATATGCATCTACAAACCTTTCTCGCATTTCATTACTTGCTTTACTCATTGAATCTCAAAGTGTGTATTTACGGATTAAACTCATTCCTGTTGGATCTTTTGCTGTCTCCATTCCAGGTATTGGCATTTTCCCTCCTCCTCCACGTATTTTCTGGGTTACTTTTTTCACTTTTGATTTAATTTTTTCATAGATACCTCGTTTTGAAATAGACTTCTTTCTAGATCTTTCAGCCTTTATTTCCTTTGCCAATGCTGTTCTTGCAACCTTTGTTTGTGTTTTGACTTCCTTTGACCATTCTTCTGCGCCAATAACCTGATTGAAAGGATTGCCTGTATTGAAAGCCTGGAAATCTCTTAATCTGAGTTTTTCACTGTATTTACCTTTTAGAGCTAGTTCTGCCGAAGGAAACTTGGATTTCACTTCATAAATAGTATTACCAGCTTTTATTACAGGTTTGTTTTTACCGCTAATGGAAGACCCAAAAGCTTCTCTTGCTAAATTTCGTGTTTGATCGGTACTTGCAATCTGTCTACCTGTTTTTCCAGTTGCTTCTTTTAAAGATAAAGTCCTGTCTACAGATGACCCAGTAATAGGAGATATCTTCCCAGTTTCGCTTTTAGGATATTCTTTCGTGTAAACTCCATGATGTCCCTTTACTACATCATAATTCCCCTTAGTAATAAAATGGAGGAACTTCCTATATGCTTTTGCTTGAGGACTTAATCCCTTTTTTACTGGTGTGACTTTCTTAACAGTTTTTTTAACTACCTTTTTTTTAACTGGTGCTGTTGAACTACCTCCTGCTAATGCTCCAACTGTTAATAGTGAAGTTCCTGATGCTTTTAAAAATCCCCTCCTGGATACTTGCTCAGACATTAGTAGCTATCTCCTATAACAAGTAAAACTACCCCAAAGTAGAGGGGTTGGTAGTCTCTGCTCTTCGAGCAGAACCAGTTTGTTCCCACCCCCTTCCGATAGATGAAATGATATACCCATGGGGTTATTTATTTTCCAGGTGATGTAATCCATGATCTGAGTTTAAACATACTCTATACTTGCTATGCAATACTAACTGCTACAGCAATGATGTGTTTGGTTATAAAGCTAGTACATCCAGCATATAGGACATAGCTAATAAGAGTAGGAATAGTAGTAACAGAATACACTGAGGTATTGTTATATAATCAATATTACATACGAGAGATATACAGTATCTCTAAAGTATATATATATAATACAATAC